TACCGCTTTTCACCCCGGAAACGGGCGGGGGGTCACGCGCGAAAAAATTCAGGTTCAAACGGGGTATTAAACCCTGCCACAGCAAGGAGGTGAAAGCACGTGGCAAAAGACGGTACAAATAGAGGTGGGCGCCGCGTGCGTGCCGGGGACAAACCACAACCTCTTGCGGAAAAGATCGCAGCAGGTAAAGCCGCACGGATTTTGGAGGCGCCAGAGTTTAAGCCAGAGTCTATGCTCGAAGCAAGCGAACTGGACGACACAGCAGAATTGAATGGTGAAGATATGCCGACGCCGAGTGAATACCTTAGCGCACGGCAAAAAGATGGTAAACCACTGGGTGCTGATGCCCTATTTATTGAAACATGGAAATGGCTCAAGGAACGTGGTTGTGAAAAATTCGTAAATCCCAGACTCGTCGAAGCCTATGCACAGTCGTTTACACGATACATCCAGTGTGAAGAAGCTATAAGCACATATGGCCTTTTAGGCAAGCACCCAACAACGGGAGGTGCGATTGCTAGTCCATTCGTGCAAATGAGCCAGTCATTTCAAAAGCAGGCTAACCTGCTCTGGTATGAGATCTTTGACATAGTCAAGCAAAACTGTACCACGGCTTTCATTGGAAATCCGCAGGACGATATTATGGAAGCTCTGCTTTCAAGTAGGAGAGGACGGTAGAAGATTGTGAATACAACTGAACGATTAGAAAAAGTAAATATTGATAAGCTGGTGCCATATGCAAGGAATGCTCGTACACATAGCAAAGAACAGATTCTCCAGCTTCGTGCGAGCCTACGGGAGTTTGGTTTCGTCAATCCAGTCATAGTGGATAAAGACTTAAATATAATCGCAGGGCATGGCAGAGTCCTTGCAGCCAAAGAGGAAGGTATCACTGAGGTCCCCTGTGTATTCGCTGAGCATTTGACCGAAGCACAGAAGCGAGCATACATAATCGCTGACAACCGCCTTGCCTTGAACGCAGGCTGGGATATTGAAATGTTATCGGTAGAACTTTCTGAATTACAAGGTGTAGATTTTGATTTGTCGCTCCTGGGCTTTGACGATGCAGAGTTAAATAAGCTGTTAGGCGGTATTGAGGATATCAAAGACGATGACTTTGATGTGGACGAAGAACTTTCAAAACCTGTTATTACGAAGCTGGGTGATTTGTGGCTACTTGGACAGCACCGTCTGGTGTGTGGTGATAGCACGAAGGCTGAAACTTTCAATCTGCTTATGGACGGAAAGCTGGCAAACCTTACGGTTACTGATCCTCCATACAATGTTAACTACGAAGGCACAGCCGGAAAGATTAAGAACGATAATATGGCGGATGAAAAGTTTTATCAGTTTCTTTTAGACGCGTTCACCCTCACTGAAAAAGCGATGGCGAAGGACGCGTCTATTTATGTATTCCATGCTGACACCGAAGGGCTCAATTTCCGTCGTGCTTTTGATGCTGCCGGATTTTACCTTTCCGGCACATGTATCTGGAAGAAGCAATCGCTGGTGCTTGGGCGATCACCGTATCAATGGCAGCATGAGCCAATCCTGTTCGGCTGGAAGAAAAACGGTAAGCATGCCTGGTATTCAGACCGCAAGCAGTCAACCATCTGGGAGTTTGACAAGCCCAAAAAGAATGCTGACCATCCCACGATGAAGCCGGTTCCGCTGGTGGCCTACCCAATCCTAAACTCCAGCATGACAGGGTGTATTGTACTAGATCCATTTGGTGGTTCGGGAAGTACCCTTATCGCTTGCGAGCAGACCAAGCGGATTTGCTATACAGTAGAATTGGATGAGAAGTTCTGTGATGTAATCGTAAAACGATATATCGAGCAGGTTGGCAGCAAGGATAATGTGTTTCTCATTCGGGACGGTGTGAAGATGGCTTTCACCGAGGTTGAATCAGCCTGATGCACATTTATTCCTGCTCAATATTACTTGCTATTCCACAGCTTTAGAGTGATATATGTAATCACCAAAAAGCTAAGGAGGCTAACGAAAATGGAAGCAAGATTTAATGTATCCGGCGAGGCAAGAAAAGCACTCGCCAAGGCAATAGGAGAAGCCCTCGGCCTTGAACCTGTTTATAAAGGTGCACCGAGCTTTGCCTATGTTGTAGGCAATATCAACATCAGCAAGGATGGGACTCTTTCATGTAATGATCGCACGGACGAGATTACCATCCAGAACTTACTGAAAAAACTTCTGGAACTCGGCTTTACCTACGAAACTGACGAAGCAGGCACCGGTGAAATGTGTGACACGCTTACGATAGAAATGTCGCTTGATGGGTTTACCGACTCAGCACTGGAGAATCTGGAACGGCTCATTGCAAGCAAAGAGTCTCTCATTAAAAAGGCAATCGGAGTTGATAAGCTGCCTATTGAGCGGACAGAAACAACAATCAGGTTTCCATGGTTCCGCTTCGGGATTGAGCCCGAGGAGCTTTCTGCTTACTCTCGCTTCATTGGTGCCATTTGTGCAGCTGCAAAGGAACAGCACCGCGTGACTGCTAAGGATAAACCTGTTGAGAATGAAAAGTTCGCTTTTCGAGTGTTCCTGATAAGATTGGGCTTTGTGGGCGACGAGTATAAAACTGCGCGAAAAATCCTGCTCAGAAACCTATCTGGCAATAGCGCATTTAAGAATGGTGCTCCAGCCAAAGTGACGGAGGTAACAGAGCATGAATAAGTTTCCTTCAAAGGAGATCGTGGAGATGCTCCGAAAGCAATATCCAGCGGGAACCCGTGTTGAGTTGGTGCGGATGAACGACCAGTATTCTAAATTAATACCCGGTGACAGAGGTACAGTGGACTTCGTGGATGATACGGGTACGATATTTTGTACTTGGGATAGAGGTTCAAGCCTTGGTGTCGTGTATGGTGAGGATTTAGTGAAAAAGCTGTAAAGGATTAGGCTAAGTATGGGCTCCCCTACCCATATATTTGTGTGTTTTTTCTCTTGAATATTGCTTGCTTTATAAGCCTTTTAGAGTGATATATGTACATGCCGAAAGGCACAAAGCATACAAGCACAGGAGGAAAATCACGGTGTTGACAAGCAGATTTGGAATTGAAATTGAATTCACAGGTATTACGAGAAGCGAAGCAGCAAGAGTCACTGCTAAATACCTCGATGGGACAATAAGCAGCGTAGGCGATTATTACGACACCAAGAAGGTCATAGCGCCGGATGGACGAGTTTGGAAGCTTATGAGTGATGGAAGTATTTCATGCCAAAAGCGAAGCGGCCGTCAAAAGGTAGCGGCTACTCGCGAATACAGTGTGGAACTGGTAAGCCCCATCCTCACATACAGGGAGGATATAGAATGCCTGCAGGAATTAGTCAGACGGTTGAGAAAAGCCGGGGCCTTTGCAAATGCTTCCTGCGGTATACACATTCACCTCGACGGTTCCAACCACACACCAAGGAGCATCCGAAACTTTATTAACATCATCGCCAGTAAGAATGACCTCTTTTACAAGGCACTTCAGATAGCGCCGGAGAGGATGAGCTACTGCAAGAAGATGGACAGCATACTGGTCGATAAAATGAACCGTCGCAAGCCTAAAACCATGCGAGCGATTGAGGAAATTTGGTATGAAGGCTACAGCGAGAGCCGCGACAGGCATTATCACAACAGCCGCTACCACTTCTTGAACCTACACAGCTTTTTCACCGGTAATAACACAGTAGAGCTTAGGGGATTTAACAGTGAGCTTCATGCTGGAAAGATAAGAAGCTATGTGGTTTTAGCCTTAGCCCTTAATCATCAGGCGCTTACGCAAAAATGTGCTTCAGCAAAGAAGCCACAAACAGAGAACGAAAAGTTCGCAATGCGGACTTATTTGAATCGCATTGGCTTTATCGGTGAGGAGTTTGCAAACTGCCGCGAACACCTGACAGCACACTTGAACGGGTCGGCGGCATGGCGATTTCGGGCGGCCTGAACCGTCCGAGAAACCTAAGCTCAATAAGGAGGATACAAATAATAATGGATAAAAAACTGTACATTGCCTATGGCTCAAACCTTAACATAAAGCAAATGGCAAACCGGTGTCCCACAGCAAAGATAGTGGGTACCAGCATGCTGAAAGATTGGCGGCTCCTATTTCGAGGCCAACATGCGGGTGCGGTGGCGACAGTAGAACCCTTTAAGGGCGGCAACGTCCCTGTATTGGTTTGGGAATTGACTTCTGTAGATGAGGCTGCGCTCGACCGTTATGAAGGCTGGCCCTTTCTTTATCGAAAGGAAACGGTAAAGGTAAAACTGGGAGGCAAGAATGTCAAAGCTATGATGTATGTAATGAACGAGGGTAGACCGCTTGGCCAGCCAAGTTGCTATTACTATACCACTATTTTGGAAGGCTACAAGGACGCGGGCTTTGACTTGGATATCCTGCGCCAGGCCACCATTGACTCTGTGGAGAAAGAGGTGCCCACTGATGACTGAAAAAATTAAGGAGCAAGTCCTCGCTATACGAGATAGTAGTGTCACAAATATGTTTGATGTGAATCGTGTGCAATATGAAGCAAACGAGCGCGGCTACTACGAACTGGTAGCTTACCTCATTGACCATAAAGCTGAATACTGTCGTTTCATTTTAACCGGTGAAACGCAAGAAGCAGACTAAAAGAATAAATAGGTAAAAGCAAAGGGCTTCTACGGAGGCTCTTTTCTTTTGCCTATTTATATAAAGGAGGCGGCGCATATGCGTAAATTAAAGAAATACAAGCCAACCGCCTTCATGGCCGAAGGCTCTTATTATGATAAAGATGCTGCAGATTATGCGGTTTCTTTTATACAGGCTCTTACACATACAAAAGGTTCCTGGGCAGGAAAACCATTTGAGCTTATCGACTGGCAGGAGCAGATAGTACGTGACATCTTCGGTATTCTTAAACCAAATGGTTATCGTCAGTTTAATACGGCATATGTGGAGATTCCAAAGAAGCAGGGTAAATCAGAACTTGCTGCAGCTATTGCTCTTTTATTGACCTGCGGTGACGGTGAAGAACGTGCCGAAGTGTATGGCTGTGCGGCTGATCGCCAGCAAGCATCGATTGTTTTTGAGGTGGCAGCTGACATGGTACGGATGTGCCCGGCACTGTTCCGGCGTGTAAAGATACTGGCTTCTACAAAGCGACTGATATATCTGCCAACAAACAGCTTTTATCAGGTGCTCTCAGCCGAGGCCTATTCCAAGCACGGATTTAATGTCCACGGTGTGGTGTTCGATGAACTGCATACCCAGCCGAACCGGAAGTTGTTCGATGTTATGACAAAAGGTTCTGGTGATGCAAGAAAGCAGCCGCTATATTTTCTCATTACCACAGCTGGGACAGATACCCAGAGCATCTGCTATGAAACACACCAAAAAGCGCTGGACATTTTGGAAGGCAGGAAGTATGATCCTACTTTTTATCCCGTGATCTATGGTGCCAAGGAAGATGATGATTGGACTGATCCGAAAGTATGGAGAAAAGCGAATCCTTCCCTTGGAATAACGGTTGATATTGAGAAGGTTCGGGCTGCTTGTGAAAGTGCAAAGCAAAATCCGGCCGAAGAGAATAGCTTCAGACAGCTCAGGCTTAATCAGTGGGTTAAACAGGCTGTTCGCTGGATGCCAATGGCAAAGTGGGATGCCTGTGCATTCCCGGTTGATGCTGACAGACTGGAAGGTCGAGTATGTTATGGCGGACTGGATCTTTCTTCTACAACGGACATAACAGCTTTCGTGCTGGTATTCCCGCCACAGAAAGAGGAGGACAAGTATGAGATACTCCCATTTTTCTGGATGCCGGAGGACAACATAGATCTCCGTGTACGTCGTGATCATGTCCAGTATGACCTCTGGGTAAAACAGGGAAACCTTATGACGACAGAAGGGAATGTCGTACATTACGGCTACATCGAAACATTTATTGAACAACTCGGTATGAAATACAACATCAAAGAAATTGCTTTTGACCGATGGGGAGCTGTTCAGATGACACAGAACCTTGAGAGCCTTGGGTTTACAGTCGTTCCCTTCGGACAAGGTTTTAAAGATATGTCTCCTCCTACGAAGGAATTGATGAAGTTGACACTGGAACAGAAAATCGCACATGGAGGACATCCGGTTCTTCGCTGGATGATGGATAACATCTATATCAAGACTGATCCAGCCGGAAATATAAAGCCGGATAAGGAGAAAAGCACAGAAAGAATAGACGGTGCTGTAGCAACTATCATGGCGCTAGATAGAGCTATAAGGAATGGAGGAAATGTAGGGTCTAGCATTTATGATGAAAGGGGACTATTGGTATTGTAATTTATGTTATTATGTTATAATTATATCAACTAAATGTTGTGTTAGTAGCAAGTA